CACTTGCTCCGGTATGTCAAGACAAATCCAGTTATTTTCAGGGCCGATAATATACAGGGCCGATAACGTGTTATGTTCCGATAATATGTCCATGTTCTGATAAGATGTGGGGGCCGATAATGTTTCAGGGCCGATAATGTCAGGGGGCCGATAAGATGGCGGGCCGATAAGATGCTTGGGCCGATAATATTGGGGCCGATAAGATGCTGGGCCGATAAGATAAGGGCCGATAATGTACGGGCCGATAAAGTTAGGGCCGATAATGTACGGGCCGATAAGATGCATACGTTATCGGCCCTGTCGAGGGCCGGTAATGTAGGGCCGATAATGTCAAGCGCTCGCAGGATCCAAGGGCCGATAAGATTCGGGGGTCAGCCCCCCCACCGCCCAGGCGCATGTGCTATATATGTACGCCATCCCTGGCTAGAGCGCATTTCCGTTTCCGGCATAGAACTCCGCAATGATAGGTGTTTGCTTTCCAACATAGGCGCCAGTAATGTTAAACTCTATATACTCCAGCGCCTCTTCCTCGGTCAGTCCGCCATGACGAAGTATGACGACCAGGACGGCTTTGTCATAGATTGCCAGGACGTCATGGAAGGAACCACCGATTCCGACGAGTGCTTCGTCCATTCCGTCGAGTGTAAGTGCCTCCGGGTTGGCTGTATGTAGCCGTTCCTTGATCTCTCTGCACGTGTTCGTCATGGTTCGTCCTGCTCTATCATGGGTTGGTCATGGGTTCGTCATGGGTCATCCTGGTTGTAAGTCTAGTAACCACAACAACTTAAGGTACAGCCATGACGAAGTATGACCCTTTTGGGGGTAAAGTAATATTAAGGGATGGGCTTAGACTCTCTCTGCTCTGTACGGTAACAAGTCTTTAGGGCTGAAACCGTCATGGTTCGTCCTGCCCCATAATGACGCACTCTAGTCCAGCCGATCCATGAGTCGCTTCCGCAGCCACAACCACTCCCGACGGTAGCACCCTGTCAGGAAACGGGCTGTGAGATCCGTGGCTCTCTTCCTATCCCCTGCAACGGTTACGGGTATCCCCATGCTCATGATCGAGCACAGAGTCCCCTTGACGTGGTTCGGGGTGACCTTGCGGGATCTCCAGCCTCCCATGTCGATCTGATCCCACGAACAGTCAATCATTAGCATGCGGTGCTTGAAGTGCTTGAGGCGGTGCATTTGATCCATGAACCGATCCCTCTGCGAACCCACACACTTGATCAGGTCGTCCAGGGACTTTCTCTCGACTGTCATGTCCGTCTCGAAGTTTCTTACGCTATAATCCCCTGTAACAAGTGCGTGCTTGATCGTAGGGTTCTTGAACTTGTATGGCTTCTGCTCACGGGTGTCAACGACGATAATGCAAGGTGGCGGTTCCTTTGGGATATGTATCAGTGGATCCTCCATGTGTTTTATTAGATCTACATTTGGCACGACTTCTCCTTCTGTAAGAAAAATGGAGTGCCTCAGAAGCCCACTGAGACACTCCTACGGAGAGTACGTAATGATTAAACAAAACACTCTGGTCGTTGTCAAGTGGGTCGATATAGTAGGGGACGACTCCTGGACAACTCTCAAGGAAGCACGCCGTATAACCACCCACCCATTCGTGTCCATTGGTTGGGTCCTATCTCACACGAAGACGATGCTGGTGATCACCTCCTGCTATTCCCCAAAGGACGACACCGTGGGATCAGTGACCTCCATTCCGGCTGGTGCCGTGGAGAAGATCACGGAAATGAACAGGGTAATGAAGCCCGGTCCCCCGGATCCGACTAGTCCATCCAACTGATACGCTCCTCTTGTTTCTCTGTGATCCCGTGGAGGTACACGTCACCACCCCTCTTGCCCTTGTCGATCCTGCACCGATTGTCGCCCTCGCCGATCATACGACCGTGACTCAACCGTCCAAAGTTGTTAATGTTCAAGCCGGGCTTCTGACCCCTTCTCCTGCACCATTCAGTGAATGCCTCGTAGACCTGACTGATACGTACACGCCCAGTACTGAAGGGTTCGTACTTCTCATGGAGGAACACAGAGATCACGTCTTCACTATCCTTGTAGTCTTCCAGTGCTGCACGGCAGGCTTCAGGCTCCTCTAGCCCCTCTTGAAGGAATCCCTGAGTACCCTCGATTAGCCACGACATGATCTGGTCTCGCTCGTCATCCACCAACCTGCGCATAAGGCCCCGCTCTTGGGCATGCTCAGGGATAATGACCGGGAAGTGGATCAGGGCCATACGCCTCCATAGGCCGTGCGACATGTCGTTCACGGTAGGCAGGTAGTTCGACATGATGAGGAAACTGGTCACCGGACGGAAAGAGAAGTGTCTGCCATAAAGATGTCGTCCACTTATCAGAGCCTCACCCCCTGTGAGCATCTTGAACCGCTCGTCGTTTAACTGCGTGTTGCTGCCGAACTCGTGAACCAGACCCACTCGCTTCCCTTGGAGGCTGGCTACCTTTGTCTCGCCACCCTCGCCTCCTGTGAGCGTGCTCGCCGGAACTGGGAAGCAGTACTCGCCCAGGCACCCCTGAAGGATACCAGCCAGCACCGACTTCCCATTCGCTCCGTCTCCGAACATGATCAGGGCCTTGGAGTCGCCTACGTTACCCAGCAGGCATGACCCCAGTCTCTTTTGGAGGTAACGGATAACGTCCGCCTCCCCATTGAAGATCTCGTCGAGGAACTTCAGGAAGCCCTCTGGCTTGCCACAACCAGCAGTGTAGTTACTAGGGAGTATGTTAGTTACGTGGTCGTCACGGTTGTGCTCACCTTGGTGGTACTTCCCGTCCTCGGTAAAGGTCAGGGTGCAGTTCTGGAAGTTCACCTTCATTGGGTCGTTGTCGAAGTCCTCTGCGTTGATACGACACTCCCGTACGGTTGAGGAGAGCGCCAGGATATCCTTGATCTTTCGGTATGTAAGGCTTCGGGAGCATAGGCTACTGAGTCTTTCATGAGCACCACCAGCCTCCCCAGCCTGTAGTCGAAGCATGTTGATGTAAGCACCCACCATGTTCAATGCTTCGTTCTCGTCACGACCCCAGTACTTGCCGTTATAGAGGAGCCACCCCAGGCCCTCTTCGTACTTGAGGTTGTCTCCACGCTCACTGATAAAGGAGATCGCTATCTCCCTTTCAATCGCCTCGGGGAAACTCGGTTCTTGATCGGTAGCCCCGGTAGCGTTCTCCTGGTTACGTGCATGGGCGTAGGCAGAGGATACAGTTGTGCCGACCTCCTCCGGGCTGAGTGGTGGACGGCAATAGACCTCGTTCATTCCCCAGATAACATTGTATGCAGTGTCCCTGGTGACTCCAAGGTTTCTCTGCCTTACAGCCTCACGGAAGATAGCGTTGTTCCGCTCACCGCTGTTGACCACCAAGTCCTTGTCGGGGAATCTGTGTATGGGGTAGGTGTTGCCCCTGGAACACAACATGTGGGTTTCGTATCGTTCCGGTCTCTTCATGTTGACTGTACCAGGGATACGCATGATCCGGGCAGGCTCGGCGCATTGAGGGTCCCCAGACATAGACTTCGACAGTATCTGTAGCCTCTTCTTGAAGTCCCCACGCTCGTCCATGGTACGTAGTGGTGCGGGTTTGTCTAGGCACCAATAGCAGTGTGCGCCACCTCCGGTAGACACGACGACTGTCGGGGCGGGGTATCCCGCCAATCTAGCACGTTCGTCGAGGGTTTCTAGGGTTATTTCGGGGTCGTCTACGTCAACCCATAGTGCTCTGGAGTGGAGTAGGTTGCCCTGTCCCCCATTCCCTTCTGCGGATCTACGAACGGCTACACCGAATCCTGAGTTGGACAACTGCGTTTGAGCCCGCTCGACTTGTGTCCATAGTAGGTCGTCGTCACCGTAGGCTAGCATTGTGCTGAAGTTGCCTGTCGGGTTTGGGGCCCCGAACCCCCGTACGTTGATTATCTCACCTTCGTTGAATAGGGAATCTAATAGGTCGCTATGCATCGCCTATGAACCTTTCGTGTGGGAGCAGTTGTGCTACAAGTCCCCGTATGTGTAGTTTGGGGACCTGCAACTCGCCGAAGGGCTCGCTGGTGTGTGCCCTAAAAAGTTGTATCGTGACTGTGTCCTTGTCGATATGCACACGTGTGACAACGTCGTATAGAACGTCACCCATCATAGAACCCTTTCTAGAAGTTCCAGGAACCTACCCAGGGACTTCGACTTTGCGTGCCTCAGTGCGTGTCGCTTACAGTCGAACCTGTATCCTTCGTCATGGTGTGTGGGATACCAGCCTTTGCCGTCTTTACTGACAAGGGACGCCCTGGTATGGGAGATTGGGTTGTACCACTTCCTGCCGTACACCTTGTTCCCCTTGTTGGTATACCATTCAGCGAAGTCGGTCTCGTCACTGGTCCCGCATGCCGCCAACTCCATTTCACGAATGACTTTCCATCTGCGCTTCTGTAGGTTGTTGTTTGACAGGTGGCATATCGCAGCCTCTGAGGATATGAAGTCTGGCTCGGTGCGGAGTTTAACGAAGTGGTTAATGTAGTACATTAGTCTGGTTCGCCATTGTGGGGAGGTATCCCTGCCGTGGTCGAAGTGTCGGAGGTAAATCCATTCGAGGTCTTCTGACGACATAAGGGGTGGTACTATTTTACGGAAGTCCTCGATAGAGGGAAGGTTGAACCGGATCATGTGTGGGGTGACTGGGTAGTGTTCTCCTCTGCCGCACATCTGCTCGAATATGTGGTCTTCTATTTTCATTGAAGTCTTTCTAAGGTTTGGTGGCCACGCATCCACGGCGCAGCCACCGTCCTTATTCAGCGGGACTAGAAGGGTGTCTCCTGGGTTTCCGGGGCCCGAGTTTTCTTGGGAGCAGCCACGTATTCCTCAGATTCGGCCCACGCCTTGCACTTGACGAACTGGACATTGTTGCACTCGACAATGACAGCCTTCCGTGGTTCTCCGTCACGAGTCTTGTACTCGTCAATGCGGAGGGTTCCAGTGATAAGCACTGAGTCGCCTTTCACCAGATACTTCTCGCAGTTGTCGGCTCCCTTTCCGTAGACCGTTACGTCGAGGAAGTTGGTGTGCTTCCTGTCCGCTGAACCGAGGTTGTTGGCGATCCGGAACTCTGCTACTTTCGTTCCGTTCTTGGTGACGTCCGTCTCAGGGGAACCAACGAGGTTTCCTGAGATGGTAAGATTGTTGAACTGCATTGCAGTCCTCCTAACTAGGGGTACTAAACGGCGGGAGACCGTACCACGACCCTGACGTCCTTGTCAAACATTTTCTGAGAGTATTCATAAGTCGGTTCTGAACACCAACTTGGAGCCGACTAATCTTCTCGCCCCGTTGTCTGGCCTCTTATCGACGAACGCTTCGATCAGGAGAGCCAGGTCGTAGGTGCAGACAGGGCAGATGAAGTGGATCTCCGCCACGGCCTTGATAGCGGTGGGTGTGTGGTCGTATACTTCTCGGCAGCGGTCACACTTGAATGCCATGGTAGTTCCAAACGGAAGAGTTAATGTGTCCAATCCAGACCCGCCAAAGGTGAATCCAAATAGGCAGTCCGACTATGAAGACATGATGCTCCGTCTCGGAGTAAAGAACAAGTTGAAAGAGGCTGTAGAGTCTGGACACTCCTTCGAGGCGGCATGTGAACTGGTCGGAATACCTTATGAGTATGCGTTCTCGGCGAGCCAGACGGACGATGACTTTCGTGAGATATGGCAGTTATCGAGGGCGAATGGGTCTGTAGATACGCTTCCCTGCCCAAGCACTGTGTGGCGAGACGGCCATGAGGTCAAGGCGGAGTTCTTGAACATGTTGGTCGAAGTCGGACTGTTCAATAAACTGGTACACATGGCTGCTCTTGCGGAGCCCGGAACTGTGCAGGGTGACAAGGTGCTAATGTTTTTCGGCAGGAGCGTTCTACCTCAGGTTCTGCCAAAGAAGGATGAGGACGACAAGAGCGAAGTGCGGCTCAACCAAAAGTCCGACAAGGAACTGGTGGAAATGTTGAACTCCTTACAGAGGGGTAGGCTTAGCCTAGATGGAGAATGAAGACCTGCTTCACCTCATTAAGATAGAGGAGGAACTGCTCAAGAGAAGGGAGAAGGACCTACTAGGTTCTATCTCTGCGAACGATAGGCAGCGTGACTTCATAAACGCAGACAGCAAGGAGACCATGCTCACTGGTGCTAACCAGGCGGGCAAGTCTACGGCTCTCATGATGAAGTTCACCTACCACATGACGGGTCTGTATCCTTCATGGTATACGGGCGTGCGCTTCGACAAGCCGATCCAGGCTGCGCTAGGAGGAGAGACTGCGCAATCAACACGTGACTTGTTAGTCAACCGTCTCATTGGCCCACCAGAAGACAGGGGTGCTGGCTACTTCCCAAAGGGATCATTTGATCCAGAAAAGGACGTCACCCGCATGACTGGCGGTGTGGCTAATCAGATCGACTACTTCAGGGTCAAGCACTTTGACGCTGACGGTGACTTCGACGGATACAGCAAGGCCTATGTGTTTTCTTACTCTACGGGGTGGCGCAGACTCCAGGGCTACTCACTAGACTTGGTAGCGATTGACGAGGAACCTGAAATGATGGTCTACGAGGAACTGTCTGCACGTACGAATGCTACTGGTGGATACGTAGACATTGCAATGACTCCCCTGCGGGGTGAGACTGAACTGTACTTAGTGTTCGAGGCTGCCACGGGCGATATCAAGCGACTGATCAACTACGACATAACTAAGGCTACGCACATGGCTGTGGAGCAGCGTAACCACTTGTTGAAGAAGTATGAGAACAACCCATTCGCAGAGGCACGTCTGTACGGAAGGCCTGTCGCTAGTCAGGGGTTGATTTACAATGTGCCGCACGAGGTGATTACCACTGCGGACTTCCAGGTGGGCACCTACCACAAGCAGATCATAGGGATAGACCTTGCGCACACTACGGGTAAGTGGGCTGCTGTAAAGTTATCGAGCGACCCGAACTCTGGCATTACCTACGTGGTTCAGGACTTCAAGTCTGAAAGGATGTCCGTCGCTGATTTTGCTAGTCGTTTGATAGGGATGGGTGGACGTGAGATCCCTGTGGCGTGGCCCCATGACGCAATGAGGGAGACCTCGTCTGGTACAGTTGTATCACAACTGAGGAAGTTGGGTGTCAATGTTCTTCCGGAGGCTGCTCATATGATAGACCCCATGACGGGGACTAAGACTCGTGCCTTAATGAGCGTAATAGAGAAGGCCTTGGACATGATGAATCAGGGCAACCTTTTATTCATGTTACGTGGAACTAAGGAGATCCTGACAGAGATGCGGAGATATAGGCATAAAAGTGGGAAAATAGTTCCAAGGCAGGAAGATCATTGCATTGACTCCTTGCACAAGGCGGTTATGATGCTACACCTAGCGAAGCCAGGGAATGCGAGGGCGCAGATGCGATCCTTCAGGCTACCTGAGCAGGACTTCTTTGGAGGTTAGATTGACCGAAGTACAAGAACTGTTAGCCAGGTTGAGCACAATGAAGTCTAGTCGGGCGAACCACGAGAACGCTTGGCAGGACATATCGAACTATATGATGCCCTTTAGGGGCGACATAACAACCAAGAAGGCTAAGGGCTCGCAGAGGGTCCACCCGGTATTTGACTCTACTGCCATGATTGCCGCAGATCAGTTAGTCAACTTCATGAAGGGTTCATTGCTACCACCGTCGCAGGACTGGTTGAGGCTTGTTCCCCCATACGACTTCACGCACGACGACGTTGCCAAGAAGACTTTAGACATTACGGCTCAGCGAGTGCTCGCTCAACTGGCGGACAGTAACTTCTATAGCGAGGCTACGTCTGTGTTGAGGGATCTGATTGTTCTGGGCAACGGTACTCTAATGATCGAGGAGGACACGTTAAGTCCTAACTCCAACAACGGTATAACCTTCGAGTCCGTTCCTATAGGTCAGATGTGGTGGTCTCAGGGTAAGGGTGGTCGTGTCATAATGGTCGCCCGAAGGTACCAGATGCCTGCTATTGACGCAGCCCGTTTCTTCAAGGACCCAGGACCAGACGCATTGCAGAACCTTTCCCAGGGTAAGCAAATGGAACTTGTTGATTACTATCAGTTTGTGTTCGAGAACGAGAACCGGGTGTTTGGTGGCCTACCTGCAAAAACAACCAAGAAATATCGGAGTCTTTATGTCAGCGAGACGGGAGGCGGTCGTATACTTAAAGAGGAAGGCTATGACATTCCTCCATTCGTCGTGAGTAGGCTTCACCGTGTAGACGGCGAGGAGTACGGTCGTGGGCGTGGACACTTGGCCCGTGCGGACGCTAGAGGGCTAAGCGAACTAAGGAGACAAATACTTATTGCCGCAGGCAAGGATCTCAACCCGCCCCTAATGGTTGAAGACGACAGTATGGTTGACATGGACCTGACCAGCGGGGGTATGCTAGTAACACGACCACCCGTAAAGATATCCCCGAACTACCTCCGCAGTGGCGCTGACTACGCTGCTGCCGACAAGATCGCCAGAGACGACCGTGACCAGATCCGACAAGCGTTCCTCTCCGACGTTCTTGCTGAACCTGCCAGTCAGCCCCGTTCTGCTGAAGAGTCCAGGCAGCGGCAGGCTAGGAGCCTTCAGAGACTTGCGTCCGCCGCCGATATCATTAACGACGAGTTCCTTGGTCCAACAGTCCAGTCTGTGATTGGTATCATGGCGAGGAATGGTAAACTCCCCGAAGCGGAGGCTATGGCTTCTGCGGTAGGAGGCGAGGTTCAGGCGGTGGTGCGATTTGCTTCCCCCTTCTTCTCTGCACAGAAGCAGGAATCGGCTGGACGGGTTATGTCGTTCTTGGAGCGCAGGCTTGCATTGTTCCAGGCGACACAGGATCCTGCATATATCGAGGACATTGACCCGGACCGCTTACGCTCCTTTGATAGTAGGATGTCGGACGTTCCGGCGGAAATCTTTAGGAGTCAAGAGGAGATAGACGAGATCAGGCAGGCACGTGCTGAACGTTCTGCCCAAGAGCGTATGCAGCAAATGGAACAGGACTCACCGCAACAAGGGGGACAGGGTGGATAAGTTTGACGCTCTCATAGGCGCTCGCTCCGGCTTCAAGGGTCAGGAGTTAGTGGACTTCAATAAGGGTGCCAAGGAGGCTGCGGCCAAGGGTGCTTTGTCTGGCTCGGTGACAGCAAGTTATCTAGCGCCTCTACCATTGAATGTCGCATACAAGGCAACGAGAGTGGCGTTCCTTGGTTTAAAGAACTGGAAAGTGGCGAGAGGCGCCAAGGTGATTGGGGACGCAGCGGCGGCACAGAGCAGACTAAGCAACCCCAAAATGCACAAGGTTATTAGTGTTGCGGGAAAATCCTTAGCAAGGTTTGGGAAATTTATGGAACGAATGACTAAGGCTGGACGCAATGCAAATGGTCTCCCTAGAGGATCAGGTCCACCTAGAGATCTCCGCCATCGAGTAACCCAAATGGTAAGCGAAACAGCAACCAGACTCTTGACTGCTCCAAAGCCGTTCGCAATCTTTCGTCCAGGAACCACAGGCGGAAGAACTCTGCAATCGGCCACCCAGTTCCATAATAAGGCGAGGTGGGGGCAGAAAATGCCCACTGTACGAGTGATCCCTCAGGGCACCGATCAGGTCGGAATGCTGGTCGCCAGCATTATGGGTAAGTCAGATAACCATTTTAAAAGGACCAGGGCGGGGCTAGGTGTACTGGACAAACTATACTATGGGGCTGCCAGGAAAGTCGGGACGTCTGCTCCTGTTCTTTTCGGTAGGGTCCAGTTAATGCGAGAACACGTTTCCAATAACACGGCTATTGGTGAGATGAATAATAGAAGCCCTCGTCCCGTTTCCCGAGCGTATTCTACCCAGCCCCCGTGGTATGACAAGCATATCCCAAATCCAGGCTGGGGATGGAGAGAGAAGAATGTTACTAAATGAGGCATACCTTGCTGTATTTGATAACCCTGCTGGCGTGCGGGTTCTAAAGCACTTAGATTCCATGTTCGGCGCCAGGGACACGCTGGAGCCTGAAGAGTTGATAAACAAAAGCCATGAGTCTGAGGGGTCTTTGTCAAGAGTCCCTATAGACCCAGTTGCTATGGCTAAGAGGCAAGGATTGCGTTCTGCGTATTGGAAGATATGCGCCATGATAGAGAACGCTAGAAAAGAGAAGAGCAGTGGATAATAGCGAGGACCCGGTGGCCGAAGATAAGATCCTGGGCAAGTTTGATAACGTGGACTCTCTTGCTAGGAGTTACCAGGAGTTGCAGAGTCGTATGGGTAACTCTGTTCGTATCCCGAATAATGAATCGTCCTCTGAGGAGACAGCGGCGTTTTACCAGAAGATGGGAATGCCGGAATCTCCTGACGGTTACACAGTGGGTGAGGGTATGGAGGAGATGCTGGAGGGCTTCAAGCCCATGGCGCACTCTGCCAACCTAACGCAGCGACAGTTTGACCACTTTGCCAATGCACAGGGTGAGGCAGCAGCAGCGGCGGAAGAGTCACTGAAGGCTTCAGAGGGCCGACTGAAGGGTAAGTGGGGAGACAACTATGAGATGTCGCAGGGGGTAGCAGCGGGTGCGGTCGAAGCCCTTTCTGAACACAGTGAGACTCTAGGGGCGGTGCTGGCTGGGGTTGACCTCCGTGACGAGGGATCTCATGAGTTATTTACAACCATCGGGCAACTGCTCATGGATGGCAACGCACCAACACAAGGTCAAGGAGACAGCATGGCTGGAGAGACTGATGACATGGCTATTGCCATTCGTGTCCGGGAACTAATGAAGACGAAGGCGTTTTCTGACATACGGGACCCTGAGCACGAGAAGACTAAGGTTGAGTACTATGAGAAGATCACCCAGTTGGTGAACCGTGGCTATGAGGGAGTGTCTGACGCTCGCCTCAAGCCGAACCCGTTCAGGGGGGTGGGACTTGAGTAACATTAGTGTTGGAAAACCTAAAGAGGTACTTGACAAGGATAAGGACAAGAAGTAATCTAGCAATGCTCCATAACCTTCGGGCGGGGCTGGCACCAGGGAAGACTGGCGAGTAGGGTAAGCGTAGTTACCAAGGTAGGCCCATATGTTTGGACAACCTTCCGTAGCAAACTTAATACTTTGTTTGGAGGAAATGTCTAATGGCATACGTAGGATTTGGCACTGGTTCTTGGCCCGGCACCACAGGTGACGGCGTCGCTAACAGTGCATCTAATAACTACACACAGTTGTTCAAGACCGCTTATGCGGACATGATTCGACTGAAGGCGCAGACCTTACATTCTGCTTTGTCTGATACCTGCATGCCCGAGGTACTTCGTGGTGACCCCCTGATGCTTGACTCGTACAAGTCTGTAACCCTGACGACCCGTGACCGTGGTCAGCAGTACGGTGCCGACAGTACTGGCGGAGACAAGGCGTACAAGGAAACCGACAACGAGCGTAGAGAACTTCGTCCTGAGTTCCATGAGTTCGCTGAACTCTTTGATCCTCGTGACGAGCGTGCTCTCATGCGTGCGATCCAGCCTGACGGTGCTTATGTTGCCAACGTGGCAGCGGCGTTCAACCGCAAGAAGGACGAGGTTATCCTCAATGCCTTCAGGGGTCCCGTGACTGTCAATGGTACGGCTTTCGCAGACAGCACCACCGTTGCGTTGCATGCTTTCCGCAAGGACTGCGATCTCGCTTACGGTAGCACGACTGCGATTGCTGGCGGACTGGCAGCGGGTTCTTCTACCGACCTGCTTGGTGGACCCGCCGATGCGAGTGCTCCCGATGATAACTCAGCGTCTGGCGACAACATCGGCGGAACTATTGGTGCAGCCGCAGCCGCTGTCCTTGCAGCAGAGACTTACACTGGCGGAGTGTTACCCGCCTTCTCCCTTACACAGGAGTTTGGTTGTCAGCAGATCGTCGAGGGTGACATTCAGACCATCGGCAGTACTGGCACTGGTGCAGGAATCGTTGGTACTGATGCGGCACAAGGGCTTCACATCAAGAAGTTGTTGACTGCCCTCAATGTTCTTCAGACGAACGGTGCTTGGCAGGGACAGCGCATTTACGTTGTGCTTCACCCGGATCAGGTAAATGACTTGATGCACGAAGTCCAGTACACCAGTTCAGACTACAACGCACTTCAGCCGCTCATGTACGGGCAACCTGTTCCGTTCCTGGGTTGTGAGTTCCGTGTCTGCAATCAGATTCCGCAAGAGACTGTTCTCTCCGGCGTTGGTGCTTCGGCTCTCCAGGATCCAGCCTCAGCCAATAACGCATACGCAACTCTGTCCTTCGAGACGGCCACGAACGGTCGTTACGTTTGGATGTACACGGAGGATGCGAACATCTTCGGCATGGGTGACGAAATGACGGTTCGATTCGACGAGATCCCAGACCGTGGGTACTCCTTGCAGTGTTACCACGACTTCAGTCTTGGTGCCGTTCGCATGGACCCCAAGAAGATGGTTGCGATCCCCTGTCACAAGGGAACTGCCGCAGTAGCCATCGCCTAGTTTGATTGAGGGGACCCTCGTGACAGGTAAGACACATTACTGGTCGCAAAAGTGCTTGTCACTGATCGGTGGTGCATCGGTCACGGGGGTCACTACGACATGGATTGCTCTTCTCACTGCGAACCCAACTGGGGACGGTGAGGCTGCAACGGATTGCCCGGGTCTAACCAGGACCCAGGTATACACGAGTGGCTCCACTGCTCCGTACTGGTCGGCGGTGAAGTCAGAGGGTGACAAGAAGTTAATCGACAATGTAGGCACTGTGTCTTGGTTTGCCGGAACAGCCGAGAGTGGTTGGACGCAAGAGATCATTGTGGGCATAGGTATTTACGATGCTGCTACAGTTGGCAATCTGCTATACTGGGAAGCACTTGACGCAAACATAACAATAGCGCCATTGGAGGAGTTAGCCTTCGGTACTGGCGCAATAAAAGTGAGGGAAGACTAATATGGGACTAAGTAACTTAGGCGAGCAGGTTTCACTGAACAGACTGTTCTCTGCGGACCAAACCCCAACAGCAAGTACGGTACAGGAGGATATGGGTCCAATCGTGGCGTCCCCAAATACTGTAAAATACTTCATTCACTTGCATGCCGCCACGGCTACACCAGCGACCGCCCCAACCGAGTCCGACATGGGGACTACCTATACAGGGAGCGCCAACTCTCCTGGCGTGGTGTACGCAGCACAACAACTCACCTTCGATCCGTTGACTGAGGCTACTGGTACTGCCACTAACGTTATTTCCCTAACCAGCACCGTGACGTTCACGACTTCCGCCGCATCCGACTGGCCTGTTATCGCCTACTACTCGATCCATGCATGTGCAACGGCAGCAGCAGCGGCCACCGCCAATATGATCTTTTACGGCACCTTCGCCACTCCTGCTACTGTGGGCCTGGGAGATACTGTGCAGATCGTTTCCGGTGGTACTGGACTTGCCATAGCCGCAGAGTAGACCTCTTGTGGTTGCATAAGGAGGTCGAGGGGTGACTGCACATTTAGGATCCAGGGTATGTGACAGCAGTCGGGCAAACATATCAGGTGTGGGTCTCGATGCTGACTATACGCTAGTGTCGGGAGATGCTGGCCTGTTCATACTGGCATCCTCTGTAGAGGACGGTGGTTCCGAGTTCCGTGCAGGACAGTCGCACTCTCTCCAATGGAGGGTGCTTCCTAGCGGAACCTTCGCAACCTTAGCCTTGACGAACGCTACTGGCCCGCACCTTGACAACGCCACTGGAACCATAACCAACGGAACCAATGTGGCGACCGGGAACCGAAGAGGCACCCAGGCCGATGGACCTAATAGCGATGGGTTCGTTGCTAGTGGTAAAGAGTTCACAAGTTCGACCTCGCAAAACTACGGGGCTGAAGTCAAGGACGCACAGACTGAAGCCCAATGGGCGATAGACATGGGGAACTGCCCAGCCAGCACGGCCTATCAGTTCCAATCTTCATGGGGCTCAAAGAACGACGGAACCGCTACGTTCACCCTCATGACGGTTACAACTGCCGCTGCGGGTGGTACCACACATAGCCTTGCCCATACGACGGGTTCGATAGCG